AATTCTGTTTCCAGAAAACATACGACCATGCAAACTTTGTTTGCATGGTTTGATGAACTCGTCACGGGCCGTCAACTATCGTTGACAGAATGTATTCAAAGAATTTCAATTGAATACACCGAAGAACACAAAGAACTTAATTACACTGTTTATGAAGTGCAACAAGCTCTCACGTATCTTCACGTCGTGGTATTTTTGATTGAAAAATTTTATCCTAAGATTCAAAAGTACTTCTTAAGAAGGGACCTTCAAGATATCCTTTCAAGAATAATTTGCAACGACGAGATCAAAACAACCAAGATAGTAAAGTTTTACTACTCAGCAATTTGCTCAATTGCATATCATTCATCAGATATTCCAGAAAGACCAGTGTCCATTAATGGGAGTCGTCTACTTCCGTTCGGCCAGGTTCCGTATAAAGCGTTGTATAGACGTTTGTGTAAAGGCTCAACAAGGGCAATTACATTCTGTTCAAGTTTATTCTTGGGCAGGTATGCGGCTGTGACCGTAACCGAAAAGTTCATAGATGCTTCTCGCATTGGTTACAAAAATAAATTAACAAAAGAACAGGTTGATCGTAATTACAATTTAGAATCTATAAAACTTGCAGTGGAACAATTAGGTAAGAAAAAGGTAACTTTTGAAGACTTCGTTGGTTCATTGACAAAGATTGTATCTGTTAGTGCAGTTTCAGAAAAATCTGCACACGGTCAATATGGGGTAATAGAAAAGATTGCTCCTAAGATAGAGTTTACTACACCTGTATTCACATATTCTGGAATCTGTCCATCACCTTGGTTCGGCTACAGTCTTCCAATAGACTACAGTGGCAAGGTTACACACTTGTGTGAACCTATGAAGGTACGTAGTATCACAACTGCATCTGCAATAGAATTTTTCGCTGGCAAACCAGTACAAGATGTTCTAGCAAATCGCATGAAAAAATCAGATAACTTGTGCTTTGGCCGTAGTGTCGAAGTCGAGGATATAACAAAATTAATCCAAAGGTCAAAGGATTATTTTGGAAGTGATGAGGAACTTGTTTTCTTATCAGGTGATTATGAGTCAGCGACTGATAATCTCAATCCTAAGTTATCACAAATTGTAGACAATATGATGTTGGATCAACTTCAAATGGATTTTGAAGTTCCTAATGATTCAGATTTGTGCTTGGCTATGTGGAAAATTATGGCTAAGATTCTCATGTTTATGGGTATTGAAGGACCTTCCGATGTTGAAAAACATTGGGTTTCAATTAATACTTGGTTTCGTGAAGGTTTTCGTGTATCGGGCAGAGAGGTTACTAGTATTTCTCGTAAGCGTGATTCAATGTGGTCTGGTCGTCGTATTATTGACAAAAACGACGTTTTTACACAGACAATGGGTCAACTTATGGGGGATATCAAGTCATTTCCTGTTCTTTGCATGATTAATCTTGCATTATGGAATCTAGTAAATGAAAATAAAAAGGTGAAAATAATTCGTAAACACGAGGAAACTATCGTTTCAAAGAGATCATTCAAGGTTGAGTACCTCAAACCTCCTTGTCTTATTAATGGTGATGATTTCTTGGCTTATGCACCAAAAAGAATCATTGAAAAATGGTTCAATTTGGTGTCTGAGTTTGATCTGAAAGCATCTGTCGGAAAGACTTATGTGAGTAAGAAGGTAGCACAAATAAATTCTACAAATTTTGTTTACAATGGTGGAAGTGTTTTCAAGGTAAAGGCAATCCCTGTACATGCTGTCATGTCGATCCCAACAGATCGTCCAATTACACAAAGTATCAACTATGCAATTGAACATGACAAAGAATTTTGTTTCAATCGTCTCCTATTCTACAATAAACCTAGAATAAATCAAGTCACCGGTGGTGGTTTGATCAATCTTTGTTTACCGATTGAACTTGGAGGTCTCGGTGTGGAGAAGGAACCCAAAAATATCACCGCAAGACAATATGCTATTGCCTGGAATAATCGATTAAAACCTGAAAACAGAAGAATACAAATCCGCTATGATTGGGTACCATTTTCTAAGAAAAAAGATAAGAAAACTGGTATAACTTCCACTTTTTGCTATAAGCAGAAGCCAAAGGGATCTGGAATTACAACTGATCAGTTTGGACTAGAACATGTACTTAGTAGTTACAAGATGAATAAAGAGTATAGGAATATTGCTACCGATTCATGGTTGGCAGATCTCTCAAGACAGAGATATTCCGGTAAGAATGGTAGAATGATTATCAAGGGGGATTTCTACAAGAAATTTGCTTCAATCTCCAATAAAAAGGTGAGAAATGTTTCTGAATGGAAACCTCGCTTACCTTCCTCTTGGAATCAAACTCAAAGAATTCTTGGTGTCTCTAGACACCTCCTAGACAAAAGCGCTCAAATTGGATTTGACCGTGTATACTCTTTCGAAAAGTTCTCAAGTTCCTATTTTTCATTAATGGATGCATTCCTCTCAGAGGAAGAGGATAGCTAAAAAGTTCTTTGTGTGCTGTTTGGTGCGCAAAAGTTTTTCCATTCTTTATGAATGCCAAGGCAATTCAAAAGAAAAACAACCAAACTAAAAAGACAAAACAATCAACCAATAATCAAAGAAAGAATCCTGCAAGCAAGACTTCTTTCTCTAATCAACGTGACTACGATTTCTCAAGTACTAGGAATCGAGGTTCCGTCTTCAATATTAAAAAGTCTGAATTTGTAAGTAACATTCAGCCGATCGATGGTCCAAATTTTCATGTGCAAAAATTTGAAATCAATCCTGGATTAAGTTCAAGTTTTCCCTGGCTATCACAAATAGCTCCTAGTTTTCAGAAGTATGTCATAAAACACATGACGTTTGAGTATAAAACTGCTCAAAGTACTTTTGCACCTGGGATGGTTATGTTTGCTCCTTCATTTGATGTTTCTGCTAGTCTTCCAACTAGTAAGTCTCAAATGTTAGAGTACGCATTTGCCAAAAGGGCACCTATCTGGCAGAACATGTCAGTTCCATTGTCTCAGAAGGATATCATGAGTTACAAAAGTTATTATGTGAGGTATAATGCGAAGGAAGAAATTCTTTTGTATGATCCTTTATATATAATGATTGCGACTGATGCAGTTTCATCTGATCTTGAGTACATTGGTGAACTTTGGATTTCTTATGACATAGAATTTGAGGCACCTGCTCGTATTGATCCTGTTGCATTCAATATGGGTAGTTGGAAAGGTATTGCTACCTCCAACGTCATGCAGACAGCTCTCTTTGAGGGTTCGAGGACATTGACGGGTGCTCTTCCACTACATGTAAATGATAACTCTAGTATAGTTTTAGACACTGATCTGTTAACTGGTCAGTTGTTCATCTTCTATAACTATGCTAATGAAGGGACTGTTAGTCATTCTACCGGTCTAGGCCTTTCCACAGATTCTTCATCTGGGGCTTTCAACACAGTATGGTTGACTTCAAAGGCAGTTGATACAAGTGGAAATGGTGGGTATTTGACAGGCATTGTGGGGTTGCAAAACTTCACACAAGGGGACATTATTAGTTTCACAACATTAGGTCTTCTTGACTTCGGCACCGAAAGGGCCGCTGGTTGTCAAATATACATCACTCAAGGTGTAGATCCATGGGTCATAGCACAAACAGGTATCGTAGCAACGTTCTTAGAAAAACAGAACGAGATACCAGACATCGACGAGAATCATTCGTTATTCCGCGAATTCAAACAATGGATAAGTCACAAAAAGAATTAGAGAATTCCTTCAATGATTAGATTGTTTGTTTTTTTATCGGACTCAGAAGAGTTCATCTCTGATGGTGGCAAGGCAAGTCACTGGATTTAAGGTTAACTTTAAGAAATTAACGGTCTTAACGGACTGGCCCTACTTCGGTAGCGTGTTATGCTTAAAGGCGTGTGAAGTCATTATGGATCACGTAACTTCGTCCAGCTATAGAAATAAGGTGGTAGTGTATCTCTGAAAGGAGTTGCTATTCACAAACTTCCCTATAGTTTCATACTTAATCGAAAGATTAGGTTCATCCTCCGGCTGGAGAGTAAAATTTGGGTTGGTTCCCCAGATTTTACTGGGACCAAACTAAAAAGACAAAACAATCAACCAATAATCAAAGAAAGAATCCTGCAAGCAAGACTTCTTTCTCTAATCAACGT